TTTCCGAGTTTTCACCCTTCAACCAAGCCGAGACTGCACCTGCAAACGATTCATCACGGTTACCCTTGATGTGAATTGCTGGAGCACCAATCTTGGACTCGTTGGAACGAGCATCCAATACTTCTGCCGCTACGCTTTCGTAGCTACGACCTTCCGACAACCAGGATGGGAGGCGGTCAGTCATGTTGTGACGAACGGCCAAATTCGTGAGGCGTTCAATCGTTTCCTTGTTGGCTCCTACCGAGCCGTTTGCCTTTGTGGACATACTCTTTGTCTCCTTGAAAGCGGCTTTCAGAGCCGTAAGTTGATTTACAATGTTCATCTTCTTCACTTCTTCTACTTCGTTGATATCAAGCATTTCCTTGATTGTTTCAAGTTCTGCCTTGAGCGTTTCGTAGTCGTCTTCTGCAATTGCTTCTTCAGCAGGTGTCTCTGGTTCCGTTTCTGGTTCCGTTTCTGGTATCAATTCTGCTGCAACTGCGAGAAGTTCATTTGCAAGTTCAATGAGGTCTTCTGGGCCAATTTCAGGGACCGTTTCCTCATTGACTACTGGTTCAGCCTTCATTTTGGCCATTGTTTGTTCCTCACTAATTTGAAAATGTTTGTTGACTCCGGCGTTCAAGTCTGCTGGGATTGAAACGAGACTTGCTTCAAATGGTCGCCACTTCGTTGCTCGGACCACGGGAATGCCATCTTCGGCCTCGCCGACATCCGCATATTCCCAGACTTCGTATCCAACGGAAATGCGCTTGCGAATGCCTCGCTTGATATCCTCAAGAATGTCCTGTGCAAATTGGCTAGAACTAAAACGAACATCTGCACGAAGAACACCATTAATGGTGTCCAATTCAATGTTCTCAAGAACGCCAATCTGTGTATCAGTTCGGTGTTCAAAGAGAAATGGTGCTCCATCCTGAAGATATGTCATATCAACTTCGTCGGAACGGTGTCCTAATACTTCATATCCGACGCGATGACCATTCAATCGGTCACGAAGATACGGCGTCTCGGTGCTTATAGCAATGCGAATCACTTCTTCGTTGTCTGCTAACGCACGAACCTCAAGTTCCTTTACAGCAAAGTGACGAAATTTCTTCATATATGACTCCAAGTGTTCATATCTAAATATCACCGATTTTGTGGTAACTCACTATTTACTTCCAATTTTGCCGCAACTTCGGGTAATAAGACGCCATGTTCAGCAGCAAAGCGTTGTTCTTTCTGGATAGTGCGAATATTTTCTTCCCAGTTACCGCCCATTTCAGCAACAATTTGTTCACGGGTATAGAGCCCCTGAGCGATACCTTCCACATAGGCGCGCATTTCCTTGAGCGGGTCTGCGTGCTTGAAGCCACGGGGGCGGAACTCAACGTTGTAGTATTCTTCCGGCATTCCCGGCAAATCTAGGGCACCAGTAAGCAATGCAGCTTCCAACCATGCACGGTAGACCTTCTTGTGAAAGCGTTGCTTGTAGAAATTCTGCACCTGCTTCCAGTGGTCACGCTCAATAATGGAACCGTGGCGAACCGTGCTATAACTTTCCTGGCTACTATCACTAGTCAAACTTGCATAGCTGACCTGTAGACCAGCAGCAATTTGTTGAAGATAGGTCTTGACGGCAACATCGAATCCTTGGGTTGGATACTTCAAATCCAACGCCTGTAGTCGCTTGTTTGCTGGTAGTTCAAGAATATGTGAGTAGTTCAGATTGATGACAGGAGCGACTTCCTGATTGACCGTGGAAGTTGTTCCATCGCCGTTCTTCACGCTATTCACAGAGACATCTTCAAAATCAGGGGTATCGGCACCTTCACTGGTCATCACTAGTGGGGCGGCGGCGGCGACCTGACACGCCAAGAGATGGGCATCTAGATACTCGTGCAGACGAGCCATTGTCTTGATAGCCGGCTGTAGCCACGGCATTCCACGAACCAGGTTGCCGTAGTCATCGTCAAAGATATGGATGATTTCATCTGCCGGAACACGCTCACGAATGCGGTTCACATAGCCACTGGTTACAAGTTCATCGGCGTATCTGTTGTAGAGATGATACGCTACAGGCCGAACACCATCGTATTCCACGCCCATATAGATGAACTTTTCACCCTCAAGCTTGGCATTGTAGTTGATATCAAGCAACCCTGGGTCCAGTGGTTGTAGCGCAAAGCCGAACCGGTTTACCGACTTACCACGGACGATACGGAATAAAGCTTCGCCGTCACGACCGACTCCGCGAATACCGAGTTGTTCAAGTTCTTTGAAGCTGTAACGCCCATCAAAGCTCGCTTCTTCACACCACAGATTCCACGCATTAGTAATGCGGACATTGACTTCGTCTACTAATACGCCGTTCTGTGTGTATTGTGGGCTGATTTGCATACCCTGTTCACCGACCACATAGACGCTGAGAAGTTCAATATACTTTGCGGCGTAGCCGTCGATGCTGACAAGAAGACGACTAAGTTCTCGGGTCTTCTCTAGTGAGTAACGAACTTCCTTGTTTGGACTATTGAGAAAGCCGCGATTGATTGAATACCATGTATTTTCCAGTCCAGTGACACGACTCCTATAATACGAAGGGGTTGGCTTGCGTCGTGGAATGACCACCGCCGACTTTTGCTTGGTAAAACGGTCAAAAATTCCCATTGGTCTTCTCTCTTATAGTCGTGAGGCGTTGAGGCGAACAGTCTTAATGCCGCTATCGCCAGATAGACCACGCTTCAATTTGTTCAATTCCTGATACCACAATTTGCGCTCTTCCAATAGTTCGAGACGGTTGATGTTGGTCAGGCTGCGTCCGCTGATACTGATAGCTTCTACCGCTTCGCCGTCTTCTAGTTGTGTGGTGAGCGCCTTTTCAATGAGTTCAACCATGCGTTGTGCCAAAACGATTTTGTTCGGCCCAAGGGCTGGGTTTGGCTTCACGGTGACGGTGCCTGATGCTACAGTATAAACCTCGGCGTTCTTCTGGGCACGGACGGTATAGAAGTGAATGCCTTCCTTCAGAATAGCACTTTGTGCCGCTGTGATGGTTAACAAGAATCCACCATCCGGCTCGGTATCAGCAGTCACGGTCAAAGATGACGGACCAGTGATATAGAGCTTCAGGGCGTATTCATCACTTGGGTATTGGTCATGCTTCCAACGAGTTTTGAAGGTATCGCCTGCAAGAAGATAAGTAGGTAGCATATTGTTCCTCAGTCGTATATATCTAAATAGGTTCTATGGTGTGAATTCACCATATATTTCGTCCGGCACCATACAACGGATTATGAATTCTGAGTCCAGACCGCTGTAATGCGGTGATTTTCGGTTCATCCACTGGTTCAGTCGGTGTGCTCGTTACTGGTTGCAGTTCAGACACCTTCTCTACAAGTTTCGGCAACGCTGTTAGTAATGGTTGACCTAGGTGAAGTGTTGCTGCATATGCAAGAATCAGCATGTCCCATTGTTCATTTCGTTCATAAACTTTGCGCCACTCGCGCTTCGGCTTGCCTTTTACATATGTCAGAACCGGCTTTTCCGAAGTGAGTTGCTTCAAGACTTCATTGTCCAACCAACGCTTGTGTCCATCATTGCTTGGAAGACTCACTGGAAGATGGATGTAATTCGGTCCAGGCACGGTGTTACTGAGAAGTTTTGCAATGTGGTCTTTAGCAATATTTGTTCCGACTTGGAAATAAAGACTATTTGTGGTCTTACTTTGTTTTGGTCGGTCTGCCACCAGTCGTGGGTAATTTTCAACACCACGAGTGGCGATAATCACACGGTTTGCTGTGTCGTGACGGCGAATCTGTTGAACAAATCGGTCAACACGCTCGGTATTGTAACCTCGGTCAATAGCTATCGTTCGTATTCCGAGTGTGGCGCCTGTCGCCGTCTTGTATCGTGCCGTGAATAGGAAGTCCTGTAGCTTCCGCCACACTTCATCCTTACCCGTGTCGCCATCAAGAATTACGGTGTCCACTAACCAGAGTTCATCACTGACACCAACTCCCCATACCGCAGCTTCAACGCGGTTACCTTGGATGTCAACACCACAACTGAGTAGTCCCACACCAGTAGGCACTTCCGAAGTATAGGCTTCCAATCGTGCAACAAGCTGGTTTGAAGTCACACGCTCGCCCGTTTCATCCCAAGTCTCACCCAAACGACTATTGATGAACACTTGGAGTCGGAACCTGTTGTTCTTTGCAGCCAACCATTCTTCAACAAGTTCCGCCCAAGTCATATAGACAGAATACAAACTGCTTAAATGGAAGCCTGCTGTGCGACTGGTTGGGTTTTCAGCGACCCAACGACCATTCAACAACATCCGATACTTGTATTTCTCTTCAATCGCACAAGCACACTCCTCACACACATACACTGGATTCTTCGCATCATCGCTGTAATTGATGTTCTTCCAGACCAGCTTCTGAAAGTGGTTGCAGTGAGGGCAGGGCACATGATAGTATCGCTGGTCAGATGCCAAGAACTCGCGTTCAATATGCGAGAGGTCTTTGTAAGTCGGTGTGGAACACAACACGATTTTCCTACGATGACCAAAGGTGGTGGTTCTGACCATTGCCAGTGTCAACGGGTCACCGTCTTTTCCGGCACTGAACGGGAACCTGTCACATTCGTCCGCCAACAACACACGGATGGTCTTACCGTGGAGTTGTGTTGCTGATTCCGCACCTACGAAGCTGAGATGACCACCACGATACCGCTTGAGCAACTTCATATTGCCGCTGTCTCGGGTTCGCTTGTCTTTGATGAGTTCTCTGAGAACCCTGGTGTCACGAATCAACGGGTCAATGTTATTGACACTGAACTTTTCAGCTTCTCCGAGTGTCGGAACTAAAAATAATATAGCAGATGGGTCTTGGTGCATATAGAATCCAAGCGCATTCTCCAGACAAGTTGTTTTACCAACCCGAGCACCGGTCATCAAGACGACCTTCTGATGTTGGCGATCTGTCATTACATCCAACCATTCACGCTGATATGGAGCACGACGCCAATTGTATTTTCCAGCTTCAGTAGCGGTTTCCGCAGGCAAGATGCGATACATATTGGCCCATTCACTACCAGTCAGCTTTGGCTTTGGTCGTAAGACTGTTCGTAACAAGTCGTCATACTTACGAACCAACGTCGTGACCCCATCAGTCTTCGTCATTGTCGTCTTCGTCATCTGATACAGCAGTTTCCACCGCAACACCCTCTAGTTCATCTTCTTCATCAGCACTATCTGGAAGACCTGAAAGGGTGGTATACATATTGTCCAACTGTTCGTTCAATACACGAGATGTTTCTTCGAGCGTATTGAGTCCAATGACGTATGGTGCCCAAGTTGCTGGAATCGTATCCAACACATTACGAATCTGTGTAAGTCTGTGATTCATTTCACGCACGGCATCTTCCACAGGCACCAACTGACCTTGTTCTTTCAGTGTGCGAGTCTTTTCTTTTTCCTTCTTCCAGTAGGTCAGTTCCGCATCTTCGGCGTCTTTGTCAAAATGACCCGCTGATGTGGACGCCGGTAGGTTTTTCGTGGCCATTATCTGCATACGAGCCACATACCACGGCACGACTTCGGTTAGGTCATACTTAGTGGTGGGGCCGCTACCAACTCTTCCAGGCATTCCTTCCTTCTGAATGAGATTGTGAACAGCTGAGGGACTTATATTTAGAATCTTGGCAATGTCGGCTTTTCTAACGAGCATAGTGTGTCATTTTGGCAGAAGGTGTAAATATTTCTATGACAAAAAGTTCTGTGAGTAGCAAAATACTTCGGTGGCGCGTTACCCAATCTTTTTTCGTCTCCATACGGTCCCTTGAACTGTTTATCCGGCTCAGATTCCAGCTTGGTTTATCAGATTCCAGCTTGGTTTATCAGATTCCAGCTTGGTTTATCAGATTCCAGCTTGGTTTATCAGATTCCAGCTTGGTTTATCAGATTCCAGCTTGGTTTATCAGATT